GAAGTAGAAGATTTAATGGAAATATTATCAACAATAAGACCAGAATGAGTTATAAAAAATGTTATGCTACAAGATTAGGGAAAAATAAATATAAGATGCATCTCTGGGATGAAGGAGGTTATGACGAAATAGAATGGAATAATGCAGCTTATGTAGAAGACCCTGAGGGTAAATTTAAAGGTATTAATGGTGAAAAACTAACCAAAACATATAAATGGGATAAAAACACTTCAAACATTCACTTCCATGATATGAAACCATACCAGAAATTCTTAATTGAAAGATATGGTGTTGATGATACACCTTCAACAGGGCATAGAGAAGTATTTTTTGATATTGAATGTGAAATTGGAGGAGCATTAACTGAAGATTATATTGAAAGTGCTCCAATGCCTATTACTTCGATTGCTTGGTGGGATAAAACACCAGATACTTGGCATATTTTAATTCTTGATAAAAAAAACCAACTTAAACATACTAAAGCTAGAAACAAAGAAATTATTCCTTGTAGGACTGAAAATGAATTGTTAGGTAAATTTATTGAGAAAGTTCGTGATATGGATCCTGATATTTTAGTTGGTTACAATTCCGATTATTTTGATATACCTTACTTATATTATAGAATGTGTAATACAGTTGGTAAAGAATTTGCTGATCATTTATCTCCCGTAGGTATTGTTAATTGTAAGAAAAACAATCAATATTGGTATAAAAGAAACCAATTTGTAGAAATTGTAGGAATTGAATCCTTAGATTATATTCGTTTACATAAAAAATATAGCTGGAAGGATGAACCAAGTTGGAAGTTAGATGCTATTGGGGAAAAGTATGTTGGTATGAATAAAATTGAATATGAGGGAAACTTAGATCAATTATTTGAAGATGATATACATAAATTTATTAAATATAACTTTGTTGATGTCGAAATACTTCAAAAATTAGATGATAAACTTCAATACCTAGCTTTAACTAAAAACTTATCACATAAAGGTAAACATAATTATAGTGAAGTATATGCTAATACTGTTTCACAAGATGGAGCAATTTCAGCATATTTATTATCCCAAAATATTATCCCACCTAGAAGAGATGAATTTCCAATACATAAGAAAAATTATGCAGGTGGTTATTTATTTTGCCCTAAAGCAGGATTATACAAGTATATGTTTGATGAGGATTTAACATCGCTGTATCCATCTATAATCATGTCAATTAACATAGGTAAAGAAACTCTCAAGGGTCGTATTATAGATGCAGATGATCGTAATAATAGATTGGGTCTTAACGATTTAAAAGAACGTGACCCTGAAGAAGAATTATTAGTTGAAAATAAACATCGTAAACAGGCTTATGTTAAGGTAAGCAAGTTAATTCAGATGATTGAAGAAAATAACCTAGCAATATCAGCAAATGGTGTATTTTTTGAGACAGATAGAGAATCAGTACTATCTACAATTCTTAAAAAGTGGTTTGATGAACGAGTTGTTTATAAAAGAGCAATGAAAAAAGCTTATCAAAACAAAGACAAAGAAGCAGGAGAATACAATTATTTAATGCAGTATACAATGAAAATTTTGCTTAACAGTTTATATGGAGCTACAGCATTAGGTAGTTTTAGATATGGTAATGTAATACTATCAGAAGCAATTACGTTATCTGGACAAAGAATTATTCAAGAAAGTGCATTGTGTGCTAACAGACACATGAATAAAGTAATGAGAAATGAAATTAAATTAGATTTAAATATAGATACTTCGGATGAAATTGATATAGTAGAACCTATTATATTTGAAACCGGCTCTATAGAAGAAGAAAGATTTAACACAATGGATCAAATGCCTATATTAGGTAGAGATCATACAGGCTAATAACTTAAACTATAATATGCTAAAGAAACAATCAATTAGAAGTAACATGCACGTATATGCAGATGGAGAACCTATTTCCAAGGAGGATTTAATAAAAACAAGCGAAACTTGGTCTGAACAACAAGAAAATATGTTTAGAAAATGCCTAAAACAGGGGGTGTTTAGATTTAAAGTTAAAGGTGTGACTTATATGATTGTATTAGATGAAAGAACTGATATAAATTCCAAAGGGGAAAGACCATTAACTGTGCCTCCAATACCAGGAGAAAGAACATTTTAACATGAAAATAGAAGTATCAAATGGTGAGTTATTAGATAGGATTTCAATTTTAGAGATAAAAAAATTGAATATGCAAAATGCTGATAATCTAGCTAATATCGAAAAAGAATTCTTAAGTATAAACCCTGGAGTTGTAGATCTATTTACTAAAAATGGTAAAGAGATTAAAGTGTTATTTTTGGAATTGTCAAAAGTAAATCGTATATTATGGGACCTCGAAAATAAAGTTAGAGATAAAAGTATTACTGATAAAGAATTTAGAAAATCATCAAGGATGATATTTGAATATAATGAAGTAAGAAACCAATTAAAGAATGATATTAACATCATATCAGGGTCTAGTTTTAAAGATATAAAAGAGTATAGATGAAACAAATAAAAGGAGTTGTAGCAGGTAACTTTGATGTATTACATCCAGGTTATATTAATATGTTTAAAGATTGTTACAATAAATGTACTAGTTTAGTAGTATTATTGCATGAGGACCCTTCATTAGAAAGACCTCACAAAAAGAAACCAGTATTATCAGTAGAAGAACGAAAAAATGCACTTTTAGCTTTGAGATACGTAGATGATGTCGTATCTTACAGGTATGAATCAACATTACATGATTTATTAAAAATGGGTGAATTTGATATAAGGTTTTTAGGTGATGATTATATAAATAAACCATTTACTGGAGACGAATTAAAAATTGAAATTTATACCATTAATAGAGATCATGGTTGGAGTACAACAAAATTTAAACAATTAATAGCAGAGTCAATATGAAGCATATAGAAGATACACCTTGGTGGATTTGCGATAAGGATGATGAGAATTATTGCGCTTACGTTGATACAGATTCAAACTATTTCAATGCTGAACCTTTACTAAAACATTTACATCCTGATTTTGAATCATTTGATGATAAGAAAAAGGATGGTATTTTAGAAAATGTAGCATTACAATATCAAGATATAATTAATGCTGATTATGATAGATTAGCTAAAGATGCCTTTAATGTTGTAGACCACAGACTCGAAATGAAAACTGAATGTGTAATACGATCAGCTTATTTTAGAGCAACAAGACGTTATGCACAGTGGATTACAAAACAAGAGGGTATTGAAAAAGAAACGCTAGACATTAAAGGTTTAGAGTTTATGAAAGCAAATTTCCCACCTATTTTAGGAGCGTTTTTTAATGATATTTTACAACAAGTATTAAAAGGGGAACAAAAACCTAATGTTTTATCTCAAATTAAAGTATTTAAAAAACAAATATTAGGAGGTGAAATACCATTAACTAAGTTAGGAAACCCAACATCAGTTAAAAAATTAGATAAGTACTCAGGTACTAAAGCTAGGGCTGGAGAAATGTTTACTGAAATACTTAAAGGAGCACCTGCACCTGTAAGAGCTGCTGTTAGATATAATGATTTATTAAAACTATGGAGTTTAGATAGAAAACATAACTTAATTACACAGTCAGATAAGGTAAAATGGATATATTTAAAAAATAATCCATATAAAATAGAGGCGCTAGCATTTTTTGATTATGACATGCCTGATAAAATACAGGACTTTTTAAATATTTATGCGGATAGACAAAAGGTTTTTGAATCAATATTATTAAACAAGTTAGAAGGATTTTTTAGTGATTTAGGGTGGAGTTTAGATTTAAACCCACATTTAAATGCATTATCATCTTTTGAAATATAGAACGATATGATAGCAAAGAGAGATTATTGGAAAACAACAAAATGGCCTACAATGGAATTTACTACGTCAATTTCACCTAAAGGTTGTATTGTAAATTGTGCTTTCTGCCCTCAAAGAACATTAGAAAAAATATATCATGCTCATAAAGGTCAACCAAAAATTTTATCGTTAGCTAGGTTTATTAAAATATGTGATAAACTGCCACCTGAAGTAAGAGTTACGTTTTCAGGATTTACCGAACCTTGGTTAAACCAAGAGTGTTCTAAAATGGTAGAATATGCTCATTATAAAAAACACCCACTATCTGCGTTTTCAACAGGAGTTGGAATGAAGGTTAGTGATGTTGAATTAGTAAAATCAATTCCATGGACAAAAGGACCAAATGGAGGTTTTTGCCTACACATTCCAGATAAAGAAAGAATTGCAGAACATCCTCTTAATAAAAGATTATATAAAGTATTTGAAAAATTTAAAGAATATGAAAACGATATTCAATCCTTTTATGTAATGAGTATGGGTGAGCCTCATGATTGTGTTAAAGATTTATGGCCTAATCCAGTTATACCGAATTTTTGGTCTAGAGCAGGTAACTTAATAGGTGAAGCACAGATAAAACCAGCATTAGAAAAAATAAAAGACAGATTTCAACACAAAGACCAACTACAACCTAGTACATGCAATTGTATAGAACACCTTTATCACAATGTTATTTTGCCTAACGGAGATGTTTCATTATGTTGTATGGATTATAGTTTAGAAAAGATATTAGGTAATATGTTTACCGATGAATATGATGATATAATGCCAGCTCCACTTACAACATTTGATATATGTGGTAGATGTGAAAATGGTATTAGTCCAAGTAAAGTAATTAAAAATAAAAATATAGTTATATGATAAATAAAAATGTTATACAAAGTGTTATTTCCAAGTATTATTTAAATGGATTAAATAACCAGGTTAAATGGAGAATCGAAAATAAAACATTAACTGTCTATGCAGGCGAAAAAGGCAGAGTATGTAAAGTGTATTTAAATGATTTTGCATTAGAAGATGGAGAATTAGGAATATTCGATACAGATAAACTATCAAAATTATTATCTATAACTAATGGTGATTTATCTATATCGTTAGAAAAAATTAAATCTGTGTTTACTAAAATGCATATTGCTGATTTAAATTTTGATTTAACATACTCACTAGCTGATATCTTAATTTTAGGTAAAACTACATGGTATGAAGACCCGGATACATGGGAAATTGAATTAGATTTACAAATGGAGGATGTTGATCACTTAATCAAGGCGAAAAATGCGCTATCTGACGTAAATAACATGCTAATAACAACGACCCAAGATTTTGACGGGAATAATGTGTGTGAGTTTATATTCGGTGATAACACCGGATTTTCTAATAAAATTACATATCAGATTATAGGAACAATAACAGAAAGTGATTTATCTATACCATTTGATTCAGATATATTCAAGTCAATACTTAATTCAAATAAAGATATGGACTCAGGTACACTAAAATTATCAAAGAAGGGTATGATAAAGTTAACATTTAAATCTGATACAATAGAAAGTATTTATTACGTAGCAAGAAATGAGTAAACCAACATTAGTAGATTTATTATGGGTTTGTGGTTGTGGTTCAATGAACGCAGCTTATAGAGAAACCTGTGGTGGATGTAACAAACCAAAAGAAAAATTATGAGTGAACAAAAATTACCAGACGCAAAATTACATCAACGAATTTCATTTTTTAAATCCGCAATTAGACTAGGGGCATGTGCTTTTGGTTTCTTTGGTATGATGGAAATTGGATTTATAGGCTTATTTTTAGCAGAGATAGTAGGAATCGGAGAAGAACTAGTTTAAATGAGTAGATTCAACAAATTAATTGGTGCTTTTGGTAATATGCCTTCTATATTAGAGGGGATAAAAAACAAGCTATTTACCAATGATGAAGTTGAAGAAATAGCTAAAATCAGGGGTAACATTTGTGAAACGTGTCATAATTTTGATACTGTAGGAAGCAGTTGCGTAGTACCTGGTACAGCTCCTTGTTGTAAAGATTGTGGTTGTATATTAAACTTAAAAGTAAGATCATTATCTGCTAGTTGTCCTATAGGTAAATGGTCAGCATTTATGGATGAAGATTCTGAAAAACAATTGAAAGATAGCTTGGATTAGCGATTTCAATTTATTATATTATATGTATAATGGAACAAAACATTTAGCTAGGGCACTTGTTATGTTTAAAATAAATTAATCGAGAGCTTCGGCCTCACAAAAACCAAATGATATGAGTACATTAAATTTACTAGAAAAGCACTTATCGCCTTTCGACATCCTATTTAGGAACCACTTTAACACTGAAAGCACATTTCAACCTGCTTCAGATTCAAAACAACCACATCCACTAAACATTTTTCACGACGAAAACGGACTTTATTTTGAAGTTGCCTGTACTGGGCTAACTAAAAATGATATCCTTATTGATATCGAGGGAGATATTTTAAAAATTAGTTATAAAAAGCCGATAGATGAAAAATTCCATGAAGGAATGATTCATAATGGTTTATCTAAAAAATCTTTTGATATAAGATACAAGATAGCAGCCAGATTTGATCTATCAGTAGTAGCAGCGGAAATGCAAAACGGATTATTAGAAATAACTATCCCAACTGCTGACAAAGCTAAGCCAAAGTCTATTAAAATTAAGTAAAAACAAGCGCAAAAAAACGTGCCCTAGCGATGTTTTTTTCGTATATTTACGTATAATTAAATAGATAAAACCATGGCAAGAAAACCAAATTCCTTAACATTAATTGAAGATCCAAGTATGGAACCTTACTTCATAACCAAAGATGAACATTGTTATACTGTTAACAGAAAAGTTACGTCTAACGCTAACCATTTTAGGTCAACAGGTAAGAGTACAACATACTCTAAAGCAGTTACGTTCCATGCAAAGTTTGAGGACGCTTTGAAGAGAATAACTGAAGAACAATTACACACAAAAGAACATTACACTAATCTTACTGACTTTTTAAGTCATTTTACTAAAATTGAATCTAATATTAAAAACTATTTACATGAAAAAGCTTGAAGCACTATTCGACGCGGTTATCGTTAAACCAATTGAAAACGAAGAAACACTATATGGGAACATAATTGTTCCAGATATGGGTAAAGAAAAAAATGAATTCGGTGAAGTTATTGCCGTTGGAGATGGTAGATATACCTTAATGGGTGAACATATACCTATGCAAATTAAAGTTGGAGACTTAGTTGTTTTACCAACTCAAGGATTTACTAAACTACCATTTGATGGAGTAGAGTATTATGTAGGTCCTGAAAACCAAGTATTAGCTAAAGTATCTCAAACTGTAGAAGGGGTATTAGCCGAAACTGAAATAACTGAAGAAGATAAAGAAAACTTAACTGATATATAAAATGGAAAATAAAATTGAATTCGGCAAACAAGCCAGAACAAATCTAATGCGTGGTGTTGACAAATTAGCAGACGCAGTAGTATCAACATTAGGACCCAATGGAAGAAATGTAGTAATATTTAAAGGTATTGCAGAAGCACCTCAATCAACTAAAGATGGTGTAACTGTAGCTAAAAATATTAACTTAGATAATCCATCTGAAGAATTAGGTGTATTACTTATTAAACAAGCAGCAGTGACAACTGGAATGAAAGCAGGTGATGGTACAACAACATCTACTTTATTAGCCAGAGAAATCATTAAGTCTGGTTTAACTAGTTTAGATAATGGAGAAAATGCAACTCATATTAAAAGACAGATTGATGAGGCAACTAGTTTAATAGTTAAAGAACTTCAACATAATATATCAGAAGATATATCTGAAGAAGGTCAATTAGAACAAATAGCAACTGTATCAGCTAACAATGACATAGAAACTGGAAAGTTAATTGCACAAGCAATTGATAAAGTAGGATTAGAAGGTGTAGTGCACATTGAAGAATCTAAAACAGGAGATACTTATCTAGAAACAGTTGAAGGTATGCAATTTGATAGAGGATTTAAATCCCCATATTTTGTTACTGACAATAATACAATGCAGAGTGTTTTAGATAATCCTGCTATATTAATACTAGACCAAAAATTAAATTCGGTTAAAGAATTATTACCTATATTAGAAGCTGTATCATCACAAGGTAAATCGTTGTTGATTATAGCAGAAGATATTGATAATGAAGCACTAGCAACTTTAATTGTTAATAAAATGAGAGGCACAGTTAATGTATGTGCTGTTAAATCACCAGATTTTGGAGACAGAAGAACTTTAATTTTAAATGATATTGCAATCACAACAGGTGGTGTAGTATTTGATAAGAAAAAAGGAATGAAGTTAGATAAATTTTCATGGGATTGGTTTGGAGAAGCTAGAACAGCAACTATAGGAAAGGAACAAACGACAATAGTTGATGGTAAAGGAAAAATTGAGGAAATTGAAGCGCGTATTGAAGAATTACAAGCTCAAATAGATAAAGCTCAAACTCCATACGAAATAGAACAACTTCAAAATAGATTATCAAAATTTGTTGGTGGTGTAGCTATTGTTCATGTAGGTGGTAATACTGAAACTGAAATGAGAGAAAAGAAAGATAGAGTTGATGATGCATTACATGCAACAAAAGCAGCTATTGAAGAAGGTATATTACCAGGTGGAGGAGTTGCTTTATTAAATGCTAGTAGGATTCTTGACCCATCAATAAAGGGACATGATATTGTTAGAAGAGCATGTACTAAACCATTCGAACAAATATTAATTAATGCTGGTTGGGAAGATAAAGATGCTGCTGCAAAAGGCACATATGAATTATCTCCAGAGCAAAAGTGGAATGGTATTGATGTTAATAATGGAGAGGTTATCGATTTTAAATCTAATGGTATAATTGACCCAACAAAAGTAACAAGACTTGCACTTGAAAATGCAGCGTCAATTGCTGGAACTGTATTATTAACTGAATGTACTATTACTCAAGATAAAGGAAGTGTTGAGCAAAGGATGAGGATTTTAACTGATGCAGGAAATGGAGCATTAGGAAATATGGCTCAAAACCCAGAACAGGCATATAATGGTTAGGATATACACAATAAATTAATTATATTACGGACATGAAACAAAACACTCAACCCAAAACCGAAGTAATAGAGGATTATATCCTTATTGCTCGTAGAGTACCACCAGGTGATAAATGGCGATTAGTCGCCAATGAACCTGATGGTCCTGTACACAAAACATTGACAGATACGTTAGAAGCGTATATGACTAAAACCGGATTCAGAGGTGAATATAAATTAGCTCCTTTAAAAAGTGAGTTATATGCTATAACAACAACTGAACACGAAATTGAACCAGTACAAGAACAACGTTATTCAATATATGGAGAATACTAATAGTTTACTAAACGAGAAGTACAGACCAATAACTTTAGACAGTTATGTTGGCAATGATAAATTAAAAAAATCAATTGCTAGACAACTAGAAAACAATGATATACAAAATTATTTATTCTATGGTCCAGCTGGTACAGGAAAAACAACACTTGCTAAACTTTGTGTTCAAAACCTTGATTGTGATCATCTTTATATTAATGCCTCGGATGAAAGAGGTATTGAGACGATTAGAGATAAGGTATCAGGTTTTGCAAGCGTAGCCTCATTCAAACCCCTTAAAGTGGTTATTTTAGATGAAGCAGATTTCCTTACAATACAAGCGCAAGCTTCTCTTCGTAATATTATTGAAACGTTTTCACGTACAACTAGGTTCATTTTAACTTGTAATTATATCGAACGAGTAATCGATCCTTTACAGTCAAGATGTCAAACAATAAAAGTAGTACCTCCTTCTAAAAGGGAAATTGCAGTACATATAGCTAGTATTTGTGATAAGGAAAGCATAAGTTATGATCCAACTGCCATTGGTAAAATTGTAAATAAGTTCTATCCGGACTTACGTAAAATGCTTAACACTATCCAAGCAAGTAATATTAAGAACAAGCTAACGCTAGATGATTCTTTACTTGTTAGTACTAGTTATTTGTCTGCTATTTTAGATGAACTAACTAAAACAAAACCTAAATTTAATACGATTCGTCAAATAATTGCTGACTCTAATGTTGATGATTATGAGGAATTGTTTAGATTTTTATACGATAAGGCTGACGAATATCTTCCTGGTAAATCAGGTACAGCCGCTTTTCTAATTAATGAGCATCAATATAAAGCGAATTTTAGAATTGATAAAGAGATAAACGTAATGAGTTTAATTAATAATTTAATAAATAATAAGTAAAAATGGAAGCACCAAAACAACCAAACATTGATTTAAAATCAACAGAAGGAATGAAAAACGCTGAAGGCGGGAGTATATTCAAATCAGGAGTTATCTTAAGAAAGATTTCCAAATTCGTAGCAGGAACAGACAATGATGCTATAATGCCTATTCCGATTTTCTATGATCCAAATACTAATAAAATATTAGGTGAAGGATTACCAATGGAATTAAGAGAAGAACTTAAAGACGAAATAGTATAATGAAAAATATCTGGGATTGGCTTAAGCAAATAAATAGTCTTAAAGCTGATCCTAGTTCCTTTTCTGATAAAGATTGGGAACAATGGAACAGTTATATGATTCATAGATTTATGTCTATGAACCCAGATTATTTAGATCTAGTTAATGAGGCACAACAAATAATGCCTCAATACAAACAAGAAATTTATTCTATATACAGGGAATACATCCCTAAAAACAATAAATGGAACAAATACATTAAATCCAGTATAAAGAGCCCCAATAAAGAATTGATAATTTATTTATCTAAATATTGGGAATGTTCACAAACAGAAGCAAAACAATATGTGAAACTTTTGGAGAGCAGTGATATAGTTCGTATATTGACGAGTATAGGATTAGAAAAAAAACAAATTAAACCCTTATTAAAATGACAAAAGAACTATATAATATGTTATACACATCTGCTCATGCTGACAAAGCAAAAGCATTATTAAGTATTGATTTACTAGGTAATAAAGGAGTGGGTATTGGTGATCATTCAACAGGTGATTTCTATAAAAATGCAGAAGAAGCACTTATTAATTTAGTTGATGCTGATGATAGATTAGCTGCATTGGATAAATACTTTAAACAATCAAAAAATATTATATAAATGGGGAGTATAGTAGATAAATACCACGAAAATATGAGCGATAGAGAAATTATGAATTCAAAAAACGGTGCAACAGCAGCAGTTCAAATATTTGAACAAGAATACCCACACTTATCAAAAGAATTTAAAGAAATACAAAAAGAAATGTATAATATGTTTGCTGCTAAACATATGGATTATGGTTTAAATAACATAACATTAGGTGGAGATATTCTTAATAGTAAGGATGATAAAAAATTCTCACTAACAGGTTTATGTATTCGTTTAACAGATAAAATATCACGTTTAAAAAACTTATTAATTAATGGTAAGAATTTTGTTAAAGGTGAGGGTATGGAAGATACATTTTTAGATATTGCTAATTATGGTATAATAGGTCTTTTAGTAGGTCGTGATAAATGGAGAAAGTAGTTTGGCAAAAAAAATCCCACGTATTGTCAAGGATATTCAAAACAATCCACCTGATAAGATAAACTTTGCGTTTCAGAAAAATATTTCTTATTCGCAAATGTCTATTTTTAGGGGTTGCCCTCACCGTTGGAAATTACAGTATAAAGATAAGTTAAAGAGATTTACTTCATCAATTCATACTGTGTTTGGAACAGCAATGCATGAAGTTATACAACATTATTTAGATGTAATGTATGAAAATAGCGCAGCTTATGCTGATAGGTCTATTAACATGGAAGAAAAATTCCAAGAAAGTTTCATAACAGAATATCAAAGTCAATATAAGTCAAATAAAAATGAACACTTCTCAGATGCAACTCAAATGAGGGAATTTTTTGAAGATGGAGTTGCTATATTAGAGTGGTTTAAGAAAAAACGTAGTGGGTATTTTAAGAAAAAAGGCACATATCTAGTTGGTTGTGAAATACCAATAGTAGTAACGCCAAATAAAATGTATAACAACGTATTATACATGGGGTATCTAGATGTTGTCACATACCATGAACCAACAGATACATTTAAGATAATCGACATTAAGACCAGTACTAAGGGATGGAATTCTTATGCTAAAAATGATAAAGAAAAACATAATCAATTGTTATTATATAAACAATACTTCTCAGAACAATATAATATCCCATTAGATAAAATTGAAATTGAATTTTTTATATTAAAAAGAAAAGTATTAGATGCCGATGATGAAAATTTATTATCACCTTATCAAGCATATAGAGTACAACAATTTACACCCCCAAATGGAAAAACTAGTTTAAGTAGAGCAAGAAATGCTGTAGGTGATTTTATTAGTAAATGTTTTAATTCAAATGGTGATATTAAAGACGTCCCATATCACAAAACACCATCAAAATGGACGTGCAATTTTTGCCCATACAAGGAAGATATGGAATTATGTGGAGCCGGTTTAGATTTTGCGTAGTTTAAAGAATATTCATATATGTATAGACAAATATAACGTTATTAAAAAATAAAAATTATGTCACAAACAAAAAAAATGACACTAACTAGTGTTAAAGTACAAGGTCAACTATTCGAAAATTTTAAAGTAGAATGTGTTAGACGAAAATTCTCATTCCAAAAACTTGCCGACCGTAGCCTCTTTTTGTATCTTACAGATGAGACGTTTAGAAAGCAAATTACCAATCAAACAAATATCGAACTCTAAAATAAATTGAAAATGAATAAAAGTTTTAAATACCTTCCTCCTAATAAGAGGAAAAAATTAGTTATGATATGCGATGATATTCGAGTACACTCAGGTGTAGCAACTGTCGCTAAAGAAATTATAACTCATACCTGTGGTCACTTTAATTGGGTGAACATTGGAGGAGCAATTAACCATCCAGATAAGGATAAAGTATTAGATATATCAGCGGAATCAGGAAAAACCATTGAAATAAATGATGCTAGTGTAAAAATTTACTGTGTAAATGGTTATGGTAATGATGATCAAATAAGACAAGTAATGGATATTGAAAAGCCAGATGCTATAGTGTTATTTACAGACCCAAGATATTTTGCTCATGTATTTAACATGGAGGATTCAATTAGAAAAGTATGCCCAATAGCATATATTAATATTTGGGATGATTACCCAGCACCAAGATATAATCAAGCATTTTATGAATCATGTGATTTATTAATGGGTATATCAAAACAAACAAAAAACATTAATGAGTTAGTATTAGCTGATTGTGATAACAGTAAAAGGGTATTTAAATACATTCCACATGGTTTAAACCATAATGATTATTACCCAGTTACTAGAGAACATGATGACTATAAAGACATGATGGTTTTTAGAAATGATATATTCAAAGGGGATGAAGTTGATTATAGTTTATTTTTCAATTCAAGAAATATTAGACGTAAACAAATCCCAGATACTATGATGGCATTTAGAAATTTCTTAGATGGTTTACCTATTGAAAAAGCTAAAAAATGTAGATTAATTTTACATACTGAGTTAGTTACAGACCATGGAACAGATTTAAATGTAGTTAAAGAATTATTATTTGATGAAAAATACCCAGAATGTATAGTATTTTCAACTGCTAAGGTAGATAGAAAACATTTAAATTATCTATATAATATAGCAGATGCTCAAATATTACTTACATCTAATGAAGGTTGGGGATTAACACTTACAGAATCGATGCTAGCAGGAACACCTATTATAGCTAATACAACAGGTGGTATGCAAGACCAAATGAGGTTTGTAGATGAAAATGGTAAATGGTTTGAACCATCACCTGAAGTTCCATCTAATCATAGAGGTACTTATAAAGAACATGGTGAATGGGCATTTCCAGTATACCCAACTTCAAGATCAATACAAGGTTCACCTCCAACACCTTACATTTATGATGATAGGTGTGCTTGGGAAGATGCTACTGAAAGGATTAAAGAAATTTATGCCTTAACTAGAGAAGAACGTAAAGCTAGAGGATTAAAAGGTAGAGAATGGGCTTTAAGTGATGAAGCAGGATTTACTGCTGAAAAACAAGCTGAAAGAGTAGTAGAAGCGTTTACAGAATTATTTAAAGTTTGGGAACCAAGAGAAGATTTCGAAATTGTAAATGCAACTGAACACAAAGGTAAAATGTTAAATCATAAAATAATATATTAATGAAAAAACCAAGTTTTTATATAAGCTGCCCTTTTGACACATATAGTGGTTATGGGGCTAGATCAAGAGATATTGTTAAATCAATTATCGAACTAGATAAGTATGATGTTAAATTGTTAAGTCAAAAATGGGGTAACACACCATTTAACTTTACAACAGACCATCCAGAATGGGGTTACTTAAGAGAATTAGTAGTACCTGGAGTAAACAAAAGTAATAAACCAGATATTTGGATGCAAATTACAATCCCAAGTGAATTCGCACCTGTAGGTAAATTTAATATTGGCTGTACAGCTGGTATTGAAAGCACAGGATGTGATCATACTTGGATGGAGGGTTTAAATAGAATGGACATGAATTGGGTTTCATCTAAACATAGTAAAAAAGTATTTACTGAAGCTAAATTTGAACAAAAAGATCAACAAGGTAGAACTACAGGTCATGTTTTACAGAATACTAAACCTATGGAGGTTGTATTTGAAGGTGCTGATTTAAACTTATACAAATACTTACCAACTGAAGAAGTAAAGATTGATTTATCATCTGTTAAAGAATCATTTAATTACCTATTTGTAGGACATTGGATGAATGGAGATATGGGACATGATAGAAAAAATGTTGGGTTAATGGTAGATTATTTTTTCCAAACATTTAAGAATAAAAAATCTAGACCTGGTTTAATATTAAAAGTATCTACTGGTAGAAATAGTTACATGAGTAGAGAAACTATGTTAAGTAAAATCAACCAGATAAAGAAGAATTATCCAAAAGATAATTTACCTAACGTTTACATATTAAATGGTGCACTTTCAGACCCACAGATGAATGAGTTGTATAACCATCCAAAAGTAAAAGCTATGGTTAGTTTTACTAAAGGTGAAGGTTATGGTAGACCATTACAAGAATTTTGTTTATCTAAAAAACCACTAATAGTATCAGGTTGGTCTGGACTTATGGATTTTGTAGAACCAGGATTGTCAGTTGTATTAGGAGGTTCATTAGAACCTGTACATGCTAGTGCAGCTAATCAATGGTTAAAAGCTGAATATCAATGGTTTCAAGTTAATGCTAAACAAGCTAAAGATGCATTTAAAAATGTATTTGAAAATTATAAAAAATATGTTGGACCAGCTAAAAAACAAGGTCATTATATTAAAACGGAATTTTGTTTTGATAAAATGAAAGATTTAGTAGGCGGCATTTTAGATAAAAATGTTGTAGTTGAGAATACATTAAAGCTTAACTTGCCGAGTATGACAGGTGAAATGCCTAAACTAACAACACCTAATTTAAAAAAGATATAATGAAACAATATGATGAAATAATAGATTGCCCCAAATCAGGGGGTGATCTATGTTATAGAATTGAAGTAAATAAAGAAATAACCAACTATTACAGTTTATCTTGTGGGTTTTGGACTAATAGCTTAATGACTCCAGACCAAGATTTCTATAAAGAACAAATGGAAGTGTTACCTGAGTTATATAAAGATTTAGCTTGGACAGATCTTGACAGTGGACTTACATGGTTACCAAATAATACAAACGTGCCAGAATTAGGTATGGTGTATGCAGATGGTGGTAATGATGGAGAATGGGCTTGGGCAGCAGTCAAAGCAGTCAAATTAGAAGAACCAATTGTAAACAAAGATGGATCTAAAACAGAATACAAACCAGATATGTCTACATTAGAACATTTTAAAGAACGTGATTATATGGATGCGCTTTCATATATTGGAGCACTACCAGAATAGATATGAAAATAAGTTATGCAATAACAGTATGTAATGAGTTTCTTGAAATACAGAAACTACTATCCTTACTATTAAACCAAAAAAGAATTGGAGACGAGATAGTTGTGTTAGTTGATTTATCAAAAAATACTGCAACATCTGAATTAATGAATTATCTACATGAACTAAGTTCTGAAGATTACATTATTTTAGTTGAGGATACTTTTAAAGGGCATTTTGCTAATTGGAAGAATATTTTAACTAAAGCATGTAGTGGGGATTATATCTTTCAAATTGATGCAGATGAAATACCACATGATATATTAATTGAACAACTTCCCCAAATTCTGGAAAATAATCCTGATAATGAAGTTTATTTAGTACCTAGAGTAAATACAGTCTCAGGGCTAACTCAAGAACATATTGCAAAGTGGAGATGGAATGTAGATGCTGAAGATAGAGTTAATTGGCCAGATTATCAATGGCGTATTTGGAAAAACAAACCTGAAATTCAATGGAAGAATAAAGTACATGAAGTATTAAATGGTCACTTACAATATGGTTTATTACCTGCAACTCCCGAATTGGCTTTATATCACCCAAAAACAATTAAACGTCAACAACAACAAAACGATTACTACGATACATTATGATCAATATAGTCCAATTTGGAGCAAATACAGGCAATGATCACGTTACTAAACTACTTAGGGAAAAAATAATACCTTCAGGTGAAGAATACCATTTGTATTTAGTAGAACCTGTTAAATATTGTATACCTAAATTATTAGAAAGCTACAAAGATGTTGAAAATAAAACTTTAGAAACAGCAGCTATTGTTCCTGATCATAATAATACTAATAGTAGTGGTCAAGTTGAAATATTTTATGGTGAAGATACTAACTATGCAGTTAGTTCATTAAAAGAAAGCCATGTTACAATGCTATCAAGAGAGTATAATAAAATAATAAGTATAAAAAAACTTAACGTTAGAGCCTTAACTCCAAATGAGTTATTTTTTAAATGGGTGATTAAGGATATTGATTATTTATTTATAGATATAGAGGGATTTGATCATGAAGTTATTAATAGTATTAATTTAAGTAAATACAATGTTAATTTTATATGTTGGGAACATCAACACAGTTCTTTAAAAGAAACAACAACAGATATATTATTTAAACAAGGTTTTACAATAGAAAAAGATAAAAATAATTCATACGCTTATAAAAGGAAACAAAATGAAAGTTATATATCGGATATCAGACAGTGGATATAATAAAGTAAAGCCAGATTATATTAATAACGAAGCATGTTTAAGAAATGCTGCTGCTCGGTTTACAAATCATCTAACACCTGAAGATTTTATAGTCATAGCTGATAATACTAGTGAAGAAACTAACACTATGATTAAAAGGTTTATTCCTGAAGAAAACATTGACTATAGAAGTTTAGGTAATGGGGCAAAAACATTTAATGTAGCATTAGATAAAGCATTAACATACCCAGATGATGAAATAATTTATTT